GCTCACCTACACCAACGACTTTAACAACCTGACGAAGGTTCGATTCTCAACCACCACGACGCTACCAACCGGCCTAAGCGCGTTGACCGACTACTATCTAGTGCGTGTCTCCGCGACGACGGCGCGCGTGGCTACATCCCTAGCGAACGCGATTGCAGGGACGGTCATAGCGTACACGGACGCCGGTACCGGCACGCACACGATGCGAATTGAAACACGTACAGGTGGGGTGGGCAACCAGGCGCTCTTTGTGTCTCAAACAGCGCCGGCAACAGGTGGACCGAACCTTACAGCGAGCGCCTACGACAACGTGACCGACACTCCGGGCTCAGGGACGCGCGCCTTTCAAGGCACGCCGAACATGGCGGCCGCGGCTGACGCTTACGCCACGCGCGTCTTGCACAGTGGCAACGCAACCGGCCGCTACGGGCCATTCCTCCCAAGACAAGGCGCGGACACAGGCATCGCGCGTATCAACTCATTCACGTGGTCAACTGGTACCGCGTATACGGGCTCGGGTGTCGTTGCGTTGTGCATCGTCAAGCCGATCATCGAAATCCCCGTCAGCGTAACGGGTATGTTCATGGAACGCGACCTGCGTAACAAGCTTAACAAGATTGACGACGGCGCGTGCTTGCAATGGATGCTGTTCGGTACCGGCGCAACCACCACAGCAACGCCCATCATGACAGCCCTTGAATATTCGTGGGGAGGTTAAGAGCCGATGGGCCTTTTAGGCAATGGCATTCGCAACGCCTACAACAACCTTGAGTACGTTGGCGGCAACGCGACAACCTCCGGCGCCTACTCTGCCGAGGTCGCCGTGCAGTCTTTAGTTGACGACGAGAGTGGTGCATTCTCGCGCGGTGGTGGGCGAGTCGTTGGCGTAACCGACCGTGCCGCCATCCCCGAGGGCTACTTACACCCAAACTGTTTTCATATGCCGGTGAAGGGTGGAGGCATGGCATCGCGCGGGCGTATCGTGGGCACTGGGGGAGTATCCCTTGCAGTGCTTGCCGGCGGCTTAAACGCAATCGCGAGTTTATCGGGCTCGGGCGATATCACTAACGCGCAGTTGCAGTTAATCGTTAACGCGATTGCAAGCTTGTCGGGCTCGGGTGATTTGACGGCAAGCATTATCGGCAAGCTTGAGGCGGCCGCGGCGCTTTCAGGCAGCGGTGACGTAGAGGGCGCACTGGGCGCAATTGCCGACCTTGTTGCAAGCTTGTCAGGTAGTGGCGAAGTGGTGGGTACCGCCACAGCCCTAGGCCACATGAGCATCGATATCACGTCGGCCGGTGACTTGCTGAGCACAGCAAACGTAGGCGATGCCGTGTTCAACGCTATCTGTGAAGCCGGCTTCTCTTACGGTGATGTTGTGCGAATCCTTGCCGCTGTCGCTGCCGGTAAGACCACCATCACCGACCTGGGTGGTGGCAACGCAACCGTTATATTCCGTGACCTCAACGACACGAAAGACCGTGTCGAAGCCAGCATGACCGACAGTGAACGCACGGCGCTAACAATCGACAACGATTAGAGGACGCATGAAATACTTACGACCCGGTTTCGATGAGCAAACGATTCAAGCAAACATCGAAACGCTTGTCGCTAGTGGACACACGATGCAGAGCGCAGAGGAGGCCGCGCGCGCTTACGCCGCGCAAGCCGAGGCCGCCTCGCGTGGTGTGTACGAAACACCAGCGTCGTTCGTCGCGCCCAAAAACAACATCGCGCGCATGCTTACCGAGTGCTTGCTTGAGGTGTTGAAGACCGAGCACGTCGCAAAGAATTTCCACGTAGTGGGAAAGGGGCGTGTGCTAATTGTCAAAGGAGCACCCACACCGACGGAACGTTTACGCGGCGAGCCATTTGTAAACGATGACCGCGCGGCGCTCGATAAACTCGTGCTGCAACCTTTGGGCATTACGCGCGACGATGTTGCATTGTCCTGGGTCAACACTGACCTTGCCCACGCACAAGAACACATCGAAAACACAAAGCCCGATGTCGTTATCAGCATGTGCAAAGATTTTCGCTTCTTTGAAACCCGTGGCGCGTGGAACCTTCCATCGCTTGAAGTGATCAAGAACGAACCGCATCGCGCCATTGAGCTTGCGCGCAAACTCTCCGCAATTCGCAAGAGACTTGACGCGACTTCACATCGCGGTCATAGTCACCTCACTCTCGTCAATAAGGGCGCTACGCCGTCTGACGAAAGCACGATAGTCACTTCAATCTACAAGCGGGCACCCAAACAACAAATCGTTTACGGTGTGGTCTTAGACCCCTACCAAGTCGATTCGCAAAACGACTGGGTGCCTCCTAGTGAGATTGAAAAAACCGCCATCAATTACATGATGAAGAGCCGTTCAGTTGGCTTTCAACATGTCGGCGCGTTGCCCGACGCCACCGTCGTCGAAAGCTTCGTGGAGCAATACCCGAGCGAGAACGACCGTGAGCGAGCACACGCCAACTTACCGCACCGCGCCTACGCGCGCAGCTACGGTAACGATGTGATTCACTCGGGCGCGTGGGTGATGGGCGTAAAACTCTCCGACCGTTTGTGGGAGCTAGCCGAGCGCGGAGAGATTGACGCGTTCAGCATTGAAGGCACGGCTAGCCGTGCTGCTATTGAGAAGACGGCCATGCCGGCCGTCACGTTTGTTGAACTAGGTGAGGTCAAACGTGTCACAGGTCGCACCCGCTCGGAAGCTACATAAGCTCGACACGACCAGCGTCGACCTCGTTACGCGCGGGGCGAACAATAAACGCTTTGCGCTCAAAAAAGGCTCTAACATGACAGTGCAAGACGCGTTGATTGAGATCATCAAAAGCGGCGACGCCGATCAGGACTGGGCCGCCATTGATAAAATGTGCGCCGACGCCGGCCTCGACCCTCAAGGGAGCGAAGTCTACAAAGCGCTCGTCAAGCTTTCCTCCTCCTACAAAGACTCGCCCGCCATGGGTAAAATGGTGCGCGAAAACCTAAGCAAGCTTTTCGGTGGAGCCCCCACTACCGAAACCACACCAACAGCCGAACCAAAAGAAGAAAAACCGGACGCCCCTTCGGCGCCCGCTAAAGAACCGCCGCCCGATGAGGCCGGTAAGGAGCCAGAAATGTCTGAGAAGACCCCGGTACAATCGGACGGTGCTAAGCAAGCCGCCGACGCCAAGCAAGGCGAAGAAGAGCTGAAGAAGAGCATCGACGCACGGGTGGAAGCCGCAGTGCGCGAAGCACTTGCGAAATCGACCAGCGATTCGCAAGCCGTCATCAAGGCGATGGAAGCAAAGCTCGTCGAGCAACAAGACCGCGTATTGAAGGGCGAGTGGATTGCAAAGGCGAAAGAGTCTTTGCAGTTCGTGCCCGGCAAGACCGTGGAGGAGCTTGGCACTTCCCTGTTCGAGCTTGAGAAGAAGGCGGGCGTCGAAATCGCGCAAGCTCAATTCGACGTGTTGAAGGGCGCAAGCTCTGCCGTTCAAAAGTCTAGCGCGTTGAATCCCTCGGGCTTTCAATCACGCAACCAAGACAACTCGAACGGTGCAATGGGCAAGCTGCGCTTAGCCGCAAGCAAGATTGCCAAGTCGGCCGACGCCAACGACGTGCAAGCAATGCGCAAATCGTTGGAGTCAGACCCAACCTTGTACGCCGAGTACTTGAACGAAAACCCAAAACAACGCGGCGGCGCGGAGTACGTGCGCTAACGCGCCCGTAACGAAAGGAGCTTCACCATGGCAGCAACAGGCTTTGAATCAAGTGGCAATTACTACCCGGGGCTCGTCTCTGACGACACCGCCCTGAGTGCTTCACAGTATCGCGCGGTGCAAGTAGGCACCGGCGTCAACGGTGGTGTTTGGCGTGCGGCTACCGCAGGTCAATCCGGACTCGTTGGTGTTTTGCAAGACAAGCCCGCCCTAGGCGATGCTTGCGTTGTGCAATTCGACGGCATCACCAAGTGGGAAGCCGGCGTCGCAATCACCAAGGGCGCGAAAGTGGTTGCCGATGCAACCGGTCGCGCCATCACCGGTGCCGCTACCGCGTCGCACCACTGCTACGGTATCGCGTTGGAAGCCGCATCGGCCGCGGGTTCCATCATCGCCGTCGCATTTTCTTATCACGGCCCAATGGTCAACGCGTCCTAAGGGACGACGTAGAAAGGAGCGCACACAATGCCGCAACCAACGCTTTCAGACGTACACATTAATGCACCGCTCACTAACCTGTCTCACGCGTATACCGCTGAGATTGAAACCGTGTTTGACAAGCTCTTCCCGCTCGTTAGCGTGCAGAAAAAGTCAGACACTTACTACACCTATCCCAAGGGCAATTGGCGCCGTTTGCAAGCACGCAAGCGCGCACCGGGCACCCGTTCGGTAGGTAGTGGGTACACGGTCAGCAACGACTCGTACAATTGCGACGTGTACGCGTTGCACAAGATGGTCCCGGACCAGATCCGCGACAACGCTGACAGCGTGTTTCAGTTGGACGCCGAAGCCACGCGCTTCGTCACCAACCAAATTTTGTTGAAGCACGAGCAAGAATTCTGCTCGACGTTCTTCGCGACCAGCACGTGGACCGGCTCCACCACTGGGTCGGACATTACGCCAGGCACCAAGTGGGACAACGCGTCGGGTGATCCATTGAAGGATATCCGCACGCAGATCCGTTCCATGAAAGACAAGACCGGCGTGCGCCCCAATAAGATTTGTTTTGGCGGTCGTGCTTGGGATGTCGTGATGGACAACGCAGCAGTGCTTGATCGCGTGAAGTACGGCGCCAGTAACCGTGACCCTGCAATGACTAGCAAAGAAATCATTGCCGGCATTCTTGGCCTAGACGAAGTGCTTGTTGCGGACGAAGTACAGAACACCGCTGAAGAAGGCGCAACGGATACTTTGTCGCCATTCGTCACCGCCGACACTGCGTTGCTTGTGCACGCAGCTAAGGCGCCCGGCATCATGACGCCATCGGCTGGTTACACCTTCGCCTGGAACCGCCCCGGTGCAGCGGCGAACAGCTTGCGCATTAAACGCATTCGCATGGAACCAGAAGAATCCGACATGATCGAAGGCGACTCGTCTTGGGATTCCAAGATCATCGCCGCCGATCTTGGCGTGCTCTTCGTAGCCGTCGATACGTGATTCTAGTTTAGCCCTTTCTCATTGGGCAGAGTGAGACGACGAACGCCGGTCGATTCCTAAGCGTGACACCCGGAGAGACGGGACTTTTCTTTCACTCTGCCAAGAGGAGATCACATGTTTGTCGCCGGTAAAAATATGAAGATTGTGCGCAACGGCAAAACAATCGACGTCGTGGTCGGAGACCCTGTGCCTGAGTGCACCGAGTGGTCAACGTTCCGCGCGCTTGTTAACACCGGGTTCGTTGTGTGGGCGCCACGAGCTAACGAGGCACCGATGCCGCAGAGCATGCCGGCAAAGTTAGCCACGCAAGCGATGGCCGGTGGTGTTGAGGCAAAGCTGCGCAAGCAAGCGGCGGCGACCTAACCAGTTATGACGTGGACCTACTCAGGCGCGCCGACGCTAGACAGTCGGGACGAGGTTCGGTTCTTGATTCAAGACACCGACACGAATGATCAACTCTTCTCTGACGAAGAAATTGACTACGTGATGACCGTCAACGGTACCGGGGTATCCGCTGCTCTTTCCCTGGCTCGGCGCCTGTTGACCAAGTTTGCGCGCTTCGTGGATTCTTCCGTTGGTGCGGTAAGCGAATCAGCAAGCCAACGAGTCGCTCAGTATCAAGCAATCATTGGCGACCTAGAGCTAAGCCTAAGTGCAAGCGCGCTGCCTAGCTTTGGCGGAGTCAACGTAGCGTCGAATCTAACAGCCGATCAGGATACGTCTCAGGTTCAACCGGCCTTCAAGCGCAATCAGTTTGACAACTACGCGGCAAGCAACGCCGACGACGACGTGTCAGGATGAGCATCACAGCAAGCGTCAAAGCCACCATCAAACTAAACCCAATGGGCAAGACGCTACTAGAGCGCGCGCACGAGCTCGGTTTTGATGGTGTGGAAGTCGGCGTTTTTGGTTCAGAGCAAACCGCAAAGATCGCAGCGATTCATGAAAACGGGACGCAAAAAATACCTCGTCGCTCCTTCCTTCGTTCAACTATGAAGGCGCGCGGTAAGCATTATCAAGCCAAGTTCAAAGCGGCGCTGGTGAACTACGTCGCGGGCTCGGACCTCGACAAAGAGCTAATGATCATAGGCACGCAACTAGCGAGCGATGTAAGAAAAACTATTCAGCGCGGCATCAAGCCCGCGCTTGCTGGCGGCACCATTGCTAGCAAGAAAGCGCGCGGCCTGGCTAAGCCTCATGTCGCGCTTTACGCGACTGGTGCTTTGTTCAATGCCATCAAGGCACGCATCGCTAAAGGCAAGGGCAAGCGCGGATGAGCACTAACGCGCGCATGAACCTTTCACGCACCGTTCGTAGGCACTCACATGCCGACGAGCAATTGTACGTGAAGCGCGCAAGTGAGGGCACACGCTACAACGGGCGATGGGAGCCGGGCGAGTACACGCTCACGCCTATCACGGCAGCGGTGCAACCGGTGGCGGAGTCACAACGTAACGAGCCTGAGGGTGTTCGCTCCTCTGACGACTACAGTGTGTTCGCGGTCGGGCAACTTGTACCGTCAAACAGGCAAGACCAAACCTCCGCCGACCTTTTGGTGTGGCAGGGTGACGACTACGAAGTGGTGGAGCTTCGCGACTACAGCAAGATCGCAAGCTATTGGGAAGCTCGCATCCGTCGGGTGCGGCAATGACGTTAAACAAGTTCGCGCCACTGACCGACTTCGACTTGCTTGAGCGCACCTTGTATACGTGGGCGAGCAAGTCGACGGGCCTTGAAGTCGTGTGGGTCGAAGACGAGCACGCCCCACAAGTCGACCACCCTTACGTCGCGCTAGACATTGAAAGCATTTCCGACGTGACCGGCCGCCTTGAGATTGAGGAGTACGACGAGACTAACGACACGTTGTCGCGCAGTTTCGCTTCGATGCAATACATCAACCTCGTGGCCGACGTGCGCACGAACAGCACGAAGCCTTATGAAAACGCGATGCGGTTTTGCGATGCGTTGATCACCGCGCTTGATTCTAGCGAGTACAAAGAACAGCTCTTTGAGCCGGCTGGGATGGGCGTCTTAAGCACGGGCGACATTCTAAAGATTCCGTTGCTCGAAGACGACATGCGGTGGAAGAGCCGCGCACAAATTCAATGTCGTTTTTCTATTGCGTCAAATTTAGCAGACGCCGAGTCTTTGGATTACATCAAATCAGCAGCGCTGACCGGCACCATCACCGGCGGCACCCTAGACCCTTTAACGGCCGCGACCTCAGTCGCTGCGACTTCGTGAGGTGATCAGTGTCAATGCTCAACGACATCATCAATCTAAGCATCAGTATTGAAAGCTCTAACGTCACACAGGAGGGCTTCGGGACTCCGTTAGTGTTGGACTATAACACCCGCTACTCCGACACGTTGGTGCACGAGTACGGCTCGCCGGCCGACATGATCACCGACGACAGTTTTGCGACAACGGACGAGGCGTATCAGGCAGTGGGGAAAATCTTCTCACAAGACCCAAGCCCGTCGACCGTCAAGGTGGGTCGTCGTACTAGCCCGCCTTCACAACGCTACGAGCTGACTCCAGCGACGGCCGTGTCGACGGTGTACTCGTTCAACATTTCCGTGACTGGTGGCACCGACCAAACCGTCACCTACACCTCAAGCGCCACGGCGAACGCGGCTGAGATCATCAACGGCTTGACGGCAGCGGTCGCAGCGGTCAACGGCTACGGGCCGGCGGCGCTTACCGCGTCGAATCAAACCACTTACCTACGCATCGCGGGTCCGGCGTCGGGTGTGAAGTTTGGTATCAACACGGTAAAGAATACCTTCAGTGCGCACGGGGATAAGACCCCCGACA